GTTGGTTCGGTTTATACTGTAGGATTGCCTGATAATGTAACTATAACTGGAACTTTAACTGCTGATGATGTTTTATCAAAGATTTCAGGTCCAACTGTTGTTGATTGTAAAAACACATCTGGAATTACTTTACCTAAAGGAACACCTGTTTATATTTCAGGTACTGTAGGTGGTTCAGGTGTTATTGAAGTTCAAAAATCTTTTAATGATAATCCTGCTACAATGCCAGCTATTGGTTTGCTATACACTGAAATTGTAAGTAATGGATTTGGGCATGTTGTTTTACTTGGTAGTTTAACAAATGTACCTACAGACATCTTTACTTTAGGTTCAACTTTATATGTCGATCAAAGTATTGGTGGAAATACAATAGGACTAACACAAACTCGTCCTACAGGTGTTGATCAGTTAGTGCAGAATATTGGAAGAGTTGGTAGATCCCAACAAAATACTGGAGAAATATTAGTTACGGGGGCTGGCAGAACAAATGCAATTCCCAATGATGTTTATTTATCTAATATTGTAGATGGTGATCCAACAAACCCAACAACATCTATTAATTTTTATGAAGATTTCTTTGGTAATTCAACAGAATCTGGTGAAACAGGTACACATGGTTGGACTGTTTTAAATGGTGTTGTTGCTCAAGTAACATCAGAATCAAATCATCCTGGTATAATAAGGTTTAGAGGCTCATTAACTGCTAATCAAGTTGCATTTTTTTCATTAAGTATTGCTTCTGCTATAAATTCATTTGCTACTTCACAATTTAACATGACTAATTTTATTTTTAAACAAGTGCAAACAGAAACTGATACAACAAGAATTTTAGGTTGTGTTGATTCTATGAATAGTATTACTCCCTTAGGAGTATACATTAGAAAATCTGTAGGTAGTAATGACTATTATGCTGTTGTTAAAAACGCATTAACAGAGAATACAGCTTTGTTATTTACACAAGATACAACGTGGAGAAATATTAAAATTACTAAAGTTGGGTCTAATTATCAATTTACAGTAAATGGAAATAGTCCTGTAACAGTTTCACCACCAGGTGGAAATATGCCTGGGTTACTAACTATTGCTGTTTTACATGCATCTAATGCTGCGGGTTTAACACGAAACGTAGATTTAGATTTTTGGTCATTTAAATTGTCTAGTATGACTAGATAAGGAGATTATATGGCAATTAAAGGAATAGCTGCAAACATACCAATTAAAAGTGTAGACTTTGTTGAGTATTACTATACAAGTACAACTGATGAAGAAAATGTAACCACACATACTGTTACAGTTGTTTTTAATAAACATGTTTATGGTGGTAGATTTTCAGGTAGTACTGAAACTGATGCTTTTAATAAAGCTAAAGAACTTGTTAAAGGATGTTTAGTTAAATCTGGTTGCTTTACTCCAGATACTAGAATTAATAACATTACATTTAGAAAATATGGCTTTCCTCCAGAAATTCCACTTGTAGACAATACTGTAGATTACATGGATTTTGAATCTACAGAAGGCAATTTAAATGTTACTTCAATATCTCGCACAGTTAGTGGAATTAATACTACTGTGACTCTTAGTGTTGATCATGATGACTTTATGTTTGGTCCTGGAGATATTTTAAATGTTATTAAAAACGGAGTAACAATACCGATTACTACAGACGAACAAACTATAACTGTAAATAATGGTGATACGTTACAATTCTATGTACAACATGGTCTTTCTGGAAATTACCAAATTAGTGGATGGATTATGTTACGAAATGTGGCTAATTCAAATACTGTAGTAGGTGCTTTTTATCCAGTCGTAAATACTGGTGTAGTACCAGATAATACATTTGATACTTTTTACTTTAATGATGTAAATTATCCAAGCCCATATCCTACTCATGTTGATGTATTTATAGCAACAGAAATTGAAACTTTAACTGGAATTAATGCACCAACAACTATTGGATTTCAAGATACTAGAAGAGGTGGACCACCTCGTGTTCAACTTTGGTATAAACTAGTTCACAATAATGGAAATCCTGTACCAGATTTTCCTGATCCATCTTCCTTAAGTTCTTATCCAGCAAATGGATCTTGGACAGCTAGTCCATATTATTCTGGTTATACTCAATACGATTTAATTAATATGCCACCAGTAAATGTTCCTTATAATAATTCAAAATTAAGATTAGTTTTGCGAGGATTTGCAACTAATTTTAATGACACCAGAATTAGAATTAATAACCTTACTACTTCATCAATAATTAGTGATTTTGGTCTATATATAAAAGATCAATATGGATATCCAGCACAGTTTTTTCAAATACCAGATTTGGAATCAGGTACAGAAACAACACCAACGTATACAGCAACAAAAAAGACTGCAATAAGGTTTTTTATAAAGCCAGAGACAAGCGATATACAAGGTACTGGTAGTATTCGTATTTATAAAAATGAAAGTATTTATCTTGAAGCAAATGCAAATGGTTCAGAAAACTATGCATTTAGGTATGTTCAAGTTACAAATCCATATCTATATGATCTCGTACATCTTGATGTTGGCGATACTTTTAGAATTGAAACTGCTTTTACACCAAATCCAGCAGGAAGCTATGCTACGTTATATTTGTATAATCTGGGGCAACAATGGGGTATGATTGAAGAGGTGTTTATTTATGATGGGTGTTTGTTAACTAGTACAGTTGTAAATTACTTAGGTCTTCCTGATAATGGCCCAGAACTAACAGCTATGCGTTCATTGCGAGAACACTATAAGGATATAGAAGGTTATTCTGCAATTATTAAAGATTATTATAAGAATTCGCCTAAGATTATCCAAGCCATCAATGCTTTGCCAGATCCAAGCATTGAATATAATTATGTATTTACTACTGTTACTAGTGTAATGAATTATGTTAATACAGAACAATGGCAACAAGCACATGATGAATACATGGCTATGTACAATACTCTAAAGAGTCGGTACATTACAGAATAAGGAAACCATATGGCAAGTAAAAAGAATTGGATTCAAGGAGCTATTAAACGACCAGGAGCTTTAACAAAGAAAGCTAAGGCTGCTGGTAAGTCTATTTCTTCCTATTGCAAAAGTGGTAAACTAACCACACAAACCAAACGTCAATGTAATTTAGCTAAGACCCTTAAGGGTTTCAACAAATAACCTAGGAGTTAGAATCTATGCCTAAGGATGCATGTTATAAAAAAGTTATGAAGGCATATAAAGGTAAGTCTAGTGCTTACGCTTCAGGTTCTATGGTTAAATGCCGTAAGGTAGGGGCCAAGAACTGGGGTAATAAGACCAAGAAAGGAGGGCGCTAAGATGCCAAAAGTAGGTAAGAAATCATTCCCTTACACAGCTAAGGGCAAGGCCGATGCAAAGGCCGAAGCCAAGAAGACTGGTAAGAAGATGTCACCAAAGAAGGGTATGAAGTAATGGCTGACTTTTCCTTAGAAAAAAAGGAAGGTCTGCATGGTTGGTTCAAGCGGAACAATGGTAAGGGCTGGATAAACTGTAAGACGGGTGGGCCATGTGGTCGAAAGTCTGCCAAGTCTGGCGGCTCTTATCCCGCTTGCCGACCAACCAAGGCCCAATGCACTAGCAAAGGTGTCAAGGCTAAAAAAAGTTCTAAACCAGTATCATGGGAATCTAAAAGTAAAGGAAAAAAATAATGGCAAAGAAAAAGAAAACATCCTCTAAAAAGAAACCTAAGATGTCTTGTGGATGTGCTAAAAAATAATAAATAAGGAGAGTAAACATGCCAGTATCAGTTAGACCAACAGGCGTTATTTGTAATAACTTTGTTTATAGTGATAAAAGCAATGTATGGGGAAAATTAAAACAATTTTTATTTGAAACTGATACCGGAAGAACAGATGTTCTTTTTGTAAGTGGCGCAGCTTCTGGTTTAGAACCTAATCAATGGCAGTACGACGAAGATCCTGATTCATATCACTATACAGGTGGTTTAATAGATGGAATTAGTAAAGCATTAATTAAAGGAAATGCAAACTGGAATGGACGATCTTTATATGCTACTCCAATTTTTCTTGGTTGGCAAACACATGTTGTTCCTGGTTTTGATAGATTTAATTCTGCTACATGGAATAATCCAAATACAACAGGAGTTGGAAATTATTTATCTGGTTGTAGTACTTTTTATAATAATATTCTCTTTTATAATAATACAACTTTAGGTAAAAAATCTACTGGTTTTATTCATGCTGAAGTTACAACAGACAGTCCAGTAGTATCGGGTTTATATTCTTTTGATAATACATCAGAAGAAGTTAATTTAAACTCAAGTTTTCCAGCCTTATGGCACTCAAATGCATTTCCTACAAATTCATATAGTAGTAATATAAGATCTTATGAAACTTCAATTCTTAGGTCTTTTTTAAATGGTGGTGTAGAAGTAGATAAACCTACTTTTATAAATCCAAACCAAGTCAATCTCTTGCATGCTTCTTTAATTTCTTTTACTCCTAACCAACCAACTCGTTATTGGAAAGCAGAAGCTCTTTATACAATTCAAGCACAAGATTTTTGGTACATAGGAATTGGTTTTTTAGATCCAACTACTAATCTAATAACTGAAATTTTTCCAGGTGCTCAAACACATGGATATGTACCAAATGGCATAACTGTTGGAACATCTAGACAAACAATAGAAACTAGTTTTGCTTCTCAACTAACTTTAACAAAGACAATGACAACTCTAGCGGAATGTTGTGGACCTCTTATTATTACTTCTCCTTTAACTGAAGAGACTGTACAAACAACAAATGCTCCTTTATATTGGGGAACTATTAATCCAAGTCAGTTAAAACCAGAAGCAGCATCCTATGTACTAGGTACTCATTCAGGAAAACAAATTGTTGTAAGAAAAATAACAACAACAGACTTGTTTACTTTTTTAAGTTTTAATATTGCACCTAATAAAGCAGCAATTACTAATGAAACAGCATGGAATAGTTTTGATGCTATTAACTTAGAAAATAATACATATTTAGTTAAAAAAATATTTCCAACAGCAAACTATAGAACTATGCCTTCTAACTCAGTAGAAGCACAAAAAACTTTTATTGATCAAAACTGGTACAAGGTATACGGCCTTGCTACTGCGTCAAATCCAGCAGTAGCAACTGGACAAGCTGGAGTTCCGTTTTTAATTACTTATGGCATTCGTAATCCTATTCCATGTTTTAATAGTTTTACTCCTTATAACTCATACAATACCTTTAGATCCGCTGGAACACCCATTCCAATTCAAGGAAATAAAGTTAATGGTTTAGCTTTAACTTTAAATACAATGGGTGCTCATGGTTTTTTTTATTTAAATCAACTTGATACACCAGCTCTAATAGATCCTACTACTACAATAGATAAAGACCGTGGTATAATTATAAAACCGAAATTAGGTTTATTTTTTGATTCAATTAGTGTTGTCAATAATTTGCATACACCCATTGTAAGGACTTTAACTGAACAAGAAAGACTTGATAAATTAGGAATCTTTGCAAGTAGTTTCTTTACTTATGTAGTAAATGCAGTTACACCAAAACAATATTTAAATGAACCTGGTATTTTTAATCCAACATCAAATGTTGTATTGACTGGACATTATTCAGCCGCCAAAAATCAACCACTAACAACAATTGCTGCTGGAGATGTTAGAAACTTACCTGTTGGAACTTTAGTTTCTAATTTAGAATCAAGACGTGGTTTTAATATTCATGCAATTACTAAAAATTATAACTTAGCTGCCATTAATCCAACACATACCGCAGTAGAATTACAATTTGGTTTTGTTGGTAAAGGTACAAATGATACTGCTAAAGGTAATTTAGTAGTTACTTCACACTATGGAATAGATACTACTAATCAACATGGCATTGCTTTTACAATTTTTGATAAAACCTATCTTTCTCGCACAGGAGATAATGGGTATAGATGTTCAGATAATGACACCACTATGCAAGCTGGTATAGCAGAAATTTTTAGACAAATTAGAAATCGGCAACTTGGTAATGGTTCAACTCAATCTAAATGTAAAGTTGTAGTTTTTGTAGAAATTGGTGTTTGGGAATTAGCTGACCTAGCTGCAACATATAATGGCGTAGGTGCATGGGATTATTTAACAGACGGTACAACTTTAAATAGTTCAAGAATACCACCGCTTGATAGAAATAGTATAGTATTTCTTATAGCACAGTCAGCTATAAACTTAGGAATAAGCAGAGATGAAGTTGTATTTGTTTTCTATACACCAGGGTTTGTTAGTAGATCAGATTTGCCTGGGTATGGAACAGCACATGGAACTAACTTTAATTCAACTGCATCTACTGAATTATTTTTTCAAAATATAACTTCAAGACAATCTTACATTCGTGCTTCTGAAATTTTTATAAACAATATACTTAGTGAATCAGGTTACTATAATCCATCTCCTCCAAGTTCATTTGATGCATTAACAAATCCAGCAGCAAGAAACTCTTGTTATATAAATTTAGGACAAATACCTTCAATTTCAGTTCCATTAAATGCTATGGCAGTCAACGATGATTGGTATGCAAGAAATACAAGTGAAGATCCTCCTGAATTTACTTTGTTATCAGAAAAAGGAGCTTTAGCAGTTGGTGCGTTGTTAGTTGAACATATAAGAACTAATGTTGCAACAGTTAACTTTGTTCCTCCTTGGCTTCCTCCATTTACTAAGGTATTAAACTATACAACAGATCCAGTTTCTGGAGCTCCGTTTGAATTACTTACTATTTCTACTGATCGTGTCGATATAGAACCGTATTTAGTAGAGTTTAATACACTCTGTGCTCAAGGTAATATCCAAGCTAAACGTACTCTTTCTAGATATAAAACTAAAATCTTACAATAAAGGAATAATCTATGCCAACTATTTCATTTCAACAAGGTGTAGCTTTAGCTATGGGGGCGTATATTGATCCAGCTAATAGTTCTAATAATCAAACATTTACTCTAGTAGCAGAGGGTGGAGATACTGGCCTTAACTATGTAAATCCTTATGGAAAAACTGTTTTTGGTAGAAATCCAAGAAAAAATAACCAAGTTGATAATAGACTAAGATCACTTTTTCATTACTTAGTTACAGGTCAACCAGGTAGTGCATCTACAATAAACTTTGCTGAAAACTCAGCAGGAACACAACTTGCTAATCTAGGTAGTATAGCTTTTTTAATAGCTTCTACAACTACTGCTGTAGCTGATTCTGATCTTACTGGAAAAGATGTAGTATTTACTGGATATAATGCAACACATAAACAGTTAGATTATAGAGCTGGTGGTGATATTAACAATGATACTTCTGTTTCTAAAATTGAAAGAAATTACCATAGAACTGGTTTAGCTATCTGGAACAAACTAAAGAAATGAGGTTACAATGAGTAGAATGCCAATGATGGGTATGGGTATGCCAACTGGTTATGGTCCTGGTATGATGGAATCTCAAATGGGTCTTGGTGCTCAAATGCCAATGCCTGAAGAGAAACCAATGCCAAAAAAGAAAAAACCAACAAAGAAAAAAACCAGTAAGAAAGCAAAGAAAAAATGAAAAAGAAATGTGATATGAATTATATTAAAGAACGTACTGGTCCTAAGCCAGATTCTAAAAAACCAATAACAAAGAAAAAAACTAAGACTCGGTAATCCGAATAATCTTAAAGGAGAGTTAAATGTTAGATACAAATAATGCTGAACAATCTCAACCTGTCGAGACTCAGCCAATCATTGCTACACCAATCCAATCAGAAGATCCACAAACAACCCATGAACGTGCTATGTTTATGAAATATGTTCAAGATCAAGGGCAAAAGATCCCTAGTAATTTTAAATCTGCTGATGATTGGTTTAACAGTTTAATTGAAGCCCGCAAGGGATTCACTCAAGCCAGACAGGAAATAGCTTCTCTAAAGAAGCAGTATAATCAAAATGGGGTGACTAATCCTAACTATGTGGGGGACTCACCTCAAGCTCAGGTTCAACCAGAACCAGTCGAGGATCTTTCTGGCGTTCCAGAAGATCTAAAGATTACACCACCACCTACTACTCAACCTGGATCTACGGCTCGGGTTAGTGCAGAAGATTGGCTTCGTTGGGGCAAGGAAATTGACTCAACGGGTGCCGTAAGTGCAACTACTCGTAAAGAAATCCAAGCTAAGATGGGTGCTGATGAAGTAATCATTGAGCAAATGATTAAGGGTCGTAAAGCATTAGCAAAGCAATCTTGGGAAGATGCGGCAGTTGTCGTGGGCGGAAGTGACAACCTTAAACGTCTATTCAAGTGGGCTCAAGAAGCCAAGCCAGCTGATGAAGTTGCGGCTATTAATCGCTCTCTTCAAACAAACGCCTATAAGAATGTCCTCCTAGGTCTTAAGGCTGAATATGAGCAAACACAACCACAGGCAAAACCCAAGGCTCAGGAACCCCAGGCTATGCAAAATCGGGTTAATCCCTCACAGGTTCCACAATCCGTACAGGTATTTAAAAACCTTGCTGAACAACAAGCTGCCCTACGCGATCCAAGATTTCGTGTAGATTCAAAATATAGACAGGCAGTAGAAGCAATGGTTGTTAATACATCTCGTTACGGTTATAGAAATCGTTAACTCCGTATAATCCATTAGGACACGGACTAATTAATAATTTCTCCTTCGTTAATATTTATTTAATTTAAAAGAGAGTTTCTATATAAGGAGAAACAAACATGCCAGAGAACATTAATAATTTATTCCCAATTGATTCGGGTTATCCTTCTATTAACGTAGGCAATGCTTCAAACATGGATGGTCATGGTGGCTGGCCTAAAGGTGGTCAAGCTGCCAGCCCAAACAGCATTCCTTCAGTTTCTGGTGCAACTGATCCTTCATACTGGCTTCCTATTTGGTCAGGCGAAGTAATCAATGCATATGATCAATATAATATTTTTGAACCAATGGTTACTACTGAAACTATTGAATCAGGTACAACCAAGCGTTTTCCAATTACAGGAACTGTTGGTCACAAGGGTATTTGGCAAGCTGGTGAAGAATTACTAGGTAATACTGGTATTTCAACTCCAGGTTGGTTTGATGTTTCATTGGATCAACGCCCAATGGCTGCATTCTTTGAACTTGACGACATTCATCTTATGCTTACCCAATGGGATTATAGAGCTGAGTTAGCTCGTCAAGCTGGTCTTCAACTTAGCTACATCCGTGATAAGCAAATTGCTTGCATGATTGCTCAAGCTGCATTTACTCCAAACCGTAATCCATTTAGCTCAGATTACGCTGGTATGAATTATGGAACTAATCCATTCTTAACTTCAAACGCAGCATTTAACTTCCTTGGTCTTCGTGGTGCTACTTCTACACAAAGAACCGATGCAGCTCTTCTTCTTCTTGATTACTTAGAGCGTTATATGGTTCGTCTTTCTGAAATTGACGCAACTATGGGTGAAGTTTACTGCGCGGTAACTCCACAAGCTTTCCATGACATTCGTGCTCTTGGTATTGCTCGTGATGCTACTGGCCTCGTTGGTGGTGCTGGTCGTCCACTCTTCGGTGGTGTAGCTGAAGCTGGTGGTCTTGGTGCTCCACTTACTCAGAACATGTTTGGTATTACTGAAGTTCTTGAATACATGGGAGTTAAGATTATTAAGAGCAACCACCTTGCTCAACTTGACCATGCTGTTATTAGCTCAGGTTTAACAAATGTTACTGCAAACGGTCTTGACCTTACTACTGGTCAGTACAGCAATAACGACGAAGTAAATGTTATTGGTGATCTTGGAGATCCAAAGTATAACTTTAACTGGCACGGTTTCCATGGTGCTAATAATGATGATTTTGATGATCTTACTCAAATCACTTCTAACGGTACTGTAGCTACTGGTGATGTACTTAAACCAATTAAAGCCCTTATTTGGCAAAAGTCAGCTGTTTGCTCATTGCGTTTACAAGGCATGAAGGTTGAAACAGTTAAAGATGTCCGTCGTGGTACATTCTTTACCGTAAGTTCCATTATGGCTGGTGCTGGTATCTTGCGTCCAGAACTCTGTGGCGCAATTCAAGGCAACTATACCGCTGTTGCTTAATCTTAGTGTTAACTAATTACATTTTATTACTTGTACCTAGGGGGTCGAAAGGCCCCCTAGGTATTTTTTTCTCAGGAGTACTTATGTCTTTAAAACCATATAATCCAATTCAAATGTCTTCTAAAGGTCTTGGCGATACCGTAGCTAAGGTGGCAAACAAACTGGGATTTAAAAAAACCCCAGGATGTGGTTGCGAAAAACGTCAAGAAATGTTAAACAAACTTGTGCCTTATAAGCAGAAGGGGGGTAAGTAATGGGACTATACAGCTATGTAGATGCAGTTAATCACATGCTATTGTCCTCGGGTGAACACATAGTAAACGATCTTAGTACAGATGCGGGTGTCGATACAAGTGTTGCTCAGTTCATACTTAATCAAACTATAAAGGCAGCTGTAATGAGGGGTATAGCAAACAATAGATATGTTGCTACCTTTACTCCTGAAACAGCTGGTGTTAACGTAGGTAAGATTATCTTACCTGATACTGCTTGTTATGCTCAAGTTGTTGAACCTCTGTTCGATCCTACGACGGGGGAGGTGATCCAAACTACTATTAAGTCCAATCCAACAAGGTTGTTCAACATCACCAAGCAGACTGATATATTTGATAAGGCATTAAAAATTGAGGTTATTGTAACACTTAATAACGCAGCAAACAACTATGGTTGGGATGACATTGATTCTGCTTTACAAAGAGGAATCATGGAAACCGCTGCTAGAGAGTATCAGGCTATAACCCAAGGTGATCTAGACGTCGATAAGCGTATGGCTATGCGAGAACAATACCATCTTTCTCGTGGTCGAGCTTCTGATGTTTTTAAGAAAAATAGATCTATATTACTAGGTGATCATGGAACTAGAGCAGCTGTCGATAGACGTGGCATTCTCTCTAGTGATCCATACTTTACAAGAACGAGGTTCTAATGGCTTTTGCAAGACTTCCAATTAATACACTAAGTGGTGGCGTAGGGCGACAAGCACCTACTAAGAGACTAACCAGTGAGGCTGAAAACATAGATAACTGCCTTGTTACTCTTGAGAAGTCTGTTGAAAAAAGACCACCACTTACTTATGTATCCACCAGTACTGGAAATAGTTATCTAGATGTTGCTAATGTTGAGGTTCCTGCGGGATTAAACTTTAATACTGATAACCTTTATTTTCACTTTCTAGATATTGATGGATACAATCGTTATTGCATTATTATCAATAGAGCAGGATATCCATTTGATCCTGTAGTTCAAAACTCTTTTACCCACAGTGGTCATACAATTAATCTTTCTGATTTTATAACTGTTTATAGAATTGAACCTACTCAATGGATTAAAGAAACTGTAGATAACTCTGCTGGAATTACTAATACATCTGGGTTTAACCGAGCAGTTTATGAATACTTGACATATGGAAATAGAGCAACAACTGCTAATTATTATTTAGCAGGAGAGAATATTGTCAATGTTACACCGTCTTCTGTTAATGAAACTTTTGGCTCTACTGACTTTGATGTAGGTTTGTTACTATGGAATAAAAAAATTCCTATTGATTATTTACCAGATAATAGAAATTTAGAGACTGGTATTTCTTCAACTAACTGGGTTAGTTCATTTCCAAATAATGAATACATTCACTCAGGTGATGTAATCAATTATAAGAGAACAAGTCCACCCCAAACCTTATTACCTGTTGATGAAGACTTAATTGATTCTGATCGTTATTGGATTAACGTAAGAGATGATGTTATTTTAAATATTAATCCAGATACCTTAGAGGAAGAAGAGGAAGGCCAGAGTAGAGAAAACTTTAGTGAGATTCCTCAGTTTTCAGCATCTGACGTTTATAATGATGTTAGAGATTTTAATGGTTATAGAGCCAGTAGAATGATCTATGATTACTATGACAAGCCTCGTAATATTTCTATTCCTGGTGGTGGTATTGTATGGACAAAGGATCATTATTATCCAAGTTCACCCCTGCCAGCAGAAGATAGAGATGGTAATACAGACTACCTTGGATTAGGAAAAGTCTACGCTGCAAGAAATAATTACTTAACATTTCCTGCTAGTTTTTATAGAGCAACACG